TGCGAATTTCCTTACAGCAGCAGTTTCGACTCCTGCTGACGCTATGGGTCATAGCCTTCTTCTTCTCTGGGGTCCTGAGGCTCAGGGCAGTTTCGTCCGTTGGGTCCAACTCGGTGGACTCTGGCCTTTCGTCGCGCTACACGGTGCATTCGCTCTCATAGGTTTCATGCTCAGGCAGTTTGAAATCGCACGTCTCGTTGGTATCCGTCCCTACAATGCTATTGCTTTTTCTGGCCCTATCGCTGTCTTTACTAGCGTCTTTCTCCTATATCCTCTGGGACAGTCGTCCTGGTTCTTCGCGCCATCGTTTGGGGTTGCCGCTATTTTCCGCTTCCTACTTTTCCTCCAGGGATTCCATAACTGGACGCTCAACCCGTTCCACATGATGGGTGTGGCCGGTATCCTGGGTGGAGCATTACTTTGTGCTATTCATGGCGCGACAGTAGAAAACACGCTCTACGAAGATGGCGAACAGTCAAATACCTTTAAGGCTTTTGAACCCACGCAAGAGGAGGAAACTTACTCGATGGTTACTGCGAACCGTTACTGGTCACAGATCTTCGGTATTGCTTTTTCTAATAAGCGTTGGTTGCATTTCTTTATGCTCTTCGTTCCCGTCATGGGTCTCTGGACTAGTTCTATCGGTATTGTTGGACTCGCTCTTAATCTACGTGCTTACGACTTTGTATCTCAAGAGATTCGTGCGGCGGAGGATCCAGAGTTTGAGACCTTCTACACTAAGAACATCCTTCTGAACGAAGGACTCCGTGCTTGGATGGCACCTGCTGACCAACCACATGAGGACTTTGTATTCCCCGAGGAAGTACTTCCTAGAGGTAATGCGTTGTGATTAGTTCATTTGGTTTCCTTGTACTCCGACTTTGTGTCGGAGTGCTTTTGATACATCACGGATTTGAAAAACTAAATGATATTGAGAACTTTGCAAATGCTTTTGTGAGACCATTGCATTTACCATTCCCTATCTTCTTGTCCTACATTGCTGCCTTCTCTGAGATCGCAGGTAGTTGGGCATTAATTGTGGGACTGGGTGCAAGACTTGGTGCTCTCTCTATTGTGGGTACTATGTCGATTGCTATCTACCACGCAATTATGACTAGTGGATTCAACATCTATCTGTTGGAATTACTCGGTCTGTATTGGGGAGGTGCGATGTGTATTCTTCTCAACGGTGCTGGTATGTTCTCCGTCGATGAACTCATCAAGAGAACATTTGGTAATACAACTACAGTATTAAGACAAAACTTTAAGGCAATGTACTAATGGCATTCCTATACTTCGCACTCTTTGCCATCCTTGCAGGATCAGCTTTTGCATTGATGTACGCAAACATCCAAGCAATTAGTATGATGGATAGACCCATCAAAACTAAACGGCATCCAGAAGCACCTGAGTATGGTGAAGAGGTGATGTATGTAGATTTCTCTAGAGAAAAACTAGAGGAACTTTACAACAAAGATATTGATTGATATACTGAAGCGATTGAATCCATATATAAATTATGAGCAAAAATTATGACGATTCAAACTGGAGAGAAGAGTATCTGACAATGAAAGTTCTGTCAGAACATGCTACTGATCTCCTTAAAAATGGTGCCAGATCCCTCGCAGGATCCTGGTATCTTGCTGCGATGTATAATGACTGGAAGAAGAAAAAGGGATATCATAAATTTGATCCCAAGGAGAATGAAGGTCAGCATCAATCCTCATTCAAAGAGTGGAATAAATCAGTCGATGAATGATCACAGTATGCTCCCCCTGGCTCAAGAGTTGGGGGGTTATCTATTAGCACTAATAACAATTTCAATTCCGTTTCTTATACTACTATGAACAACTTCTCAGTCTACTCAAAGATTGGATGTCCTTACTGTACAAAAGTAATTAATGTACTTAAGTTGGCTGAACAAAGTTACTCTGAATATAAACTTGGTAGAGACTTTGACAAACAAGAATTCTACGGTAGATTTGGTGAAGGTTCTACATTCCCTCAGATCTCTGTTGACGGTAGATTGCTAGGGGGATGCGCAGAAACTGTTAAATATCTCAAAGAGAATAACTTGGTATAATGGAAGAAGAACTATACGATATTGTTGAACATGCTATAGATCATGTATTCTATGGTAGATACGTTCTCGATATGTATCAGTATCTAAGAGACACAAAGGTATCTAAAACAGTCATCGAACACTTCCTGATGAGTTGTACTGCCTCTGAGATTAAGTCCCTGGTCCTGGACCTTGAGGGATACCTAGAGGGTGGTGGTGATGATATGCATAGACAACTCAGGGAAGGTTACGGTCACCTAGGTAAGCCAGAGGGTCGTAAGATTAAGAACTACCTAGAGAAAATTTTAAGTGACGCGGAGAGGTACAAGAATGACAAAAGACCTGGAAGAAAAAGAAGGACCACTAAATAATGAAAAGTTAGACTCCCCTAACATGAACAGGGGGTTTGAACTTTTACTCAGAAATAAAAAAAGGAGAGAACCACCGAAGACTTTTCAGTTCAAGTTTGGAAAGATGGTATCATTCCTCAAAAGAGAGATCCATTTTTCTTTAGACATTCAATTTGACATAAGAAAAAAGGAGGGCTAACATGTTAGCAGTCACGCTTACATTTTCCGCAATCATTTCATTCATGTTTCTTTTAGTTGGAGGTGTTGTAGGATATCTTCTTAAGGAATATGCAATTGACAGAACCTCACAATACATCCCAATGCATCCCGAGATGTTTGATGAGAATGGAATGTTGATACCCGACGATGTTCTTGCTGTCAGATTTGAAAATCAAATTGAAGACTTTGAGTCTGAGGATTGACACCCCTGTAAACATAACCTATACTGATTAAAATGGCAACCAAATCATTCACCGTGAAAACTAAATTACCTCCCAATCCCTTTGTTCATGAGATTCTGGAACAGGTATCTAAACAGAGAACAAAGGCAAAGAAGATTGAGGCATTGAAAGAACATAGGAGTGATGCACTTGTGTCACTTCTTATTTGGAACTTCGATGACACTGTAATCTCCATGCTTCCTGATGGAGAAGTACCTTACGAGAGAAGTGAAGTACCTCTAGGAACTGACCATACATCTCTCCGTAAGGAGTACCGTAATCTTTATCACTTCGTAAAAGGTGGTAACGATAGTCTTTCCAAGACACGTAGAGAATCAATGTTCATCCAAATGTTGGAGGGACTTCATCCTACCGAGGCTGACATTCTGTGTCTGGTAAAAGATAAACTCCTTGCAACGAAGTATAAGATCACGCGTGCTGTTATCGAAGAAGCATATCCTGATATTCAGTGGGGAGGTAGGTCTTGAGTGATAAGATCAACTTTCTCTATCAAGACTGTGATCCAACGGTTGCCGATGATAAGAAACTTCCGACTAGTGCATTTCTTGTAGAGTATCTACAGGATGGTATTACCAAGTTTGATATCGTTACATCTTATAAGCAAGTAGATATCTTTGATCATTATTGGGATAATTACCGTGGTGATTTTAAGAATATGACACAAGCAAAAGGTACAGTCAATCCAAAACTGTATGGTGTAGAACCAAAGAAACCAGAGAAGAAAAAGAAGTCATGAAGGGATTCGATATTAAATTTGAGGGGATTGATATGGACCCCGATCAGGTACAAGAACTTCTGAAAAAGTATAAGAAGGTCAAGAAGTATCAGAAAACCAATCTGTTCGCTGTCAAGACCATGGATGGGACAGAAGACTATGTGTCCGAGCTTATCAAAGAAGGTGAGGATTACAAGACACTTGACTAAATAACTACAGCGGTCTATAATAGACCTGTCGTTCATCCCTCACTGAGAGGGACGCAAGTAAGTCGCGGAACGGAGCGTTCATCCCATGGTAGAAATTCTCTTTTACGCTTCAATCGCTTGTCGTGATGCCGATGCAATCATGCTTCGGATTAATCGTCAGGAAAACTTACCTCAACAGGTAAAGATTGAATTAGTTGAAACAATTGAAGAGGCAACTCCTCATTGTCCATGGGACGCAAACGACTAAAGGAACGGACCTAAAAATCCAACTACTTTAGGAGTAAACTAATGAACA